TTTAGGTTGTCTAATATATTTAATATCAACAAATGTAGTGAAAAAAGTTTCGTCACTATGTACGTCGATAAAGTTTTCTTGAATTGTATATTTAATTTTGTCGTAGGTTGTTGTATTAAATGGATCAGCTAACAGCCTATACAAATCATCATGTTGAACAAATCCCATACTTTCTCTTTGGAGTGTGCCAGTACCATTATAGGCTCTGTATGTGATTGTTTCTGTAGCTCCAAAAGTGTGAGTAGGATATGGAGTATACTCAGCACTTGTGGTAGGATTTTTCCATACAGCTTTTAGCTCTGGATTATCGTTGTAAATAGCTGCACTAGCGATTAAAATTAAAGTATTAGAATCACTGGTTGGGGTTAGCTCAGAGTTAGCTAAGGAGGATATGTTGTAAAAAGACGTATTGTAAACAGTGTCTGTATTTGATACCTCGCTATTTGGGTTAGACGCAGACGGAACTATTTGGCTTGAGAATGTAGTACTATAGTTATTTAAATTGCTTAAATAATCAAGATCCATACCGTTACTATTCTCTATAAGTACTGCTGATTCACCTACAGTTATTTTAGTTAATACATACCCTGGTTGTGGTGGTGTCAGTGAAACTTTAACTTGTTTGTAGCTAAAGCTTGCAGAAGAATACCCAATTGTACTATTGCACAGGTAGTACCCCTCACTTATTGCATTTACAAGAAACATATAGTCGCTTGGAAGTGGGGCCCTATCAATGTAAAAGCCGGAGATACTCTCTCCAGCATAAAAGCACTTAGTTCTTCCGTCTACTACGAGTGCTCGTAAGTCATCAATACGTTTTTGAGATTGCTCAAATCCTTTGCGGTATTTATTTCCCATAGGGGTATACCGCTGCTTAATAAATGCATCCATTGCATCATTAAGCTCATGGTCAATCTCTTGTGGTAAGAGATTGTCAACCTGGAAAGATGCAATTTTTTGCACCCCCAGGTTGACAGCAATATGCATCTCTTCTATAGTCATCTAAGATCTTTCAATTGTGCCCTCATTGCGTTTACTTGCCCTGAGTTCTTTTTGTTGTTGAAATATACGATAGCATCGGTAATGTTCTCTCCAATAGTTTCATCTCCATAGATGATTTGATTTCCAATAGTTCGAAGCACTCCCAATTCAATCATTTCCTCTAATTCTGCACGGACATCAAGATTCTTATCTGTACTGTGCTTAAGGAAAGCTGCAGGCTTTTCATCTTTAACACTGTAGAGTTGATTCTCAACTTCCATGTCAGTTAATTTCTCTGGCTGAGATCCTTTAGACAATACACGCAACAATCGTCTCATCTTATCTAAGTCAGAAGAAATCTTGATAAACTCTTTATCAGCTTCCTTCTTGAGCTTAATTGTAGCGTTCTTTTTCAGCAAATCTTTATCTGGATCATAGATGTAAAACTTCTTAGATCCATCTGCATTCATTGCTTCTTCAGAATCAGCAACCTGTCTGTGTTTCATACACCACTTATAAGTAATGTAATCCATTGCATTCTCAGGATTACCGTCCTCATCAGTAGTAATATTAAGTTCCACTCCTTCGAATGGAACTTTGACACTCATGCTAGCCCAAAATGCTTTTTCTTGTTTAGGCCATTGTTCGTGTCCGTATGGGACATCTAGTATTCCAGATAAAAGCTTTCCAGCTTCTTCACCTTCTACTCCTCTAAGAGGCTGTCTTCCGACGTAGATACTCCCAATACTAATTTTTGCGCCTGCACGTACTTCTTTAGGTAAGTGATTCAGGATTTCTTTTCTGCGGATATAAATTTTACGCATGATTTTGTTCTTTTAGAGTTTAGAAAGAATAACTAAGTTGTTCTTTTATTAAGAAGAATAACTTAATGAATTTATGGTAAGTGGGGGAGCCACTCTTTAGTAGCCCCCCCTTTGCAAACCAAACACAAATTACGATGCCACACACTGAAGGTCTAAGCTCGTATCGAAGCGGCGAAGCAAGATACCAGCTGTTTTCAACATGTGTACAGATGCACCGTCTATATCACTAGCGCGAGTGTCAGACTCAGCAAATCCTTTTGGAACTACTGAACCTGCAACAGCCCAACGCAACATTTCACGACCCTTCTTATTGATCATCTGGAGGTTGTTCTCTCCGTCATAAGATGATTGGTCAACGAAGGTCATTCTGTAAGATTCCAATGGCAATCCAGATTCTGGGTGCTTAGCAGAAGCTTGAGCAACTGGGCCATGGTCAAACAATGGAACTTTTACTACGTTCACTCTGTGACCATCAATGTGATCGTAAGAAGTGAAGTAACCAGTGATACCCAAGTTACGACCTGAACCAGTGATGAACTTAGATTCAGTAGTTTGGAGGTAACGACCATTGGTAGCATCTCCGTAGTAATCACGCAAAGCCTTATCGAATTCACGTGCACCACCAATACCAGTGTACAAAGTAACCTGCTTGTCAGTAGCATCAGTCATACCGTAGAACAAATCACCAATAACATTCTCAATCTTAGACTGAGTCAAAGTAGAGTAAGTATCCTTGTTGATGATTTGCTCGAACAAACCAGGACCAGAAATAACTGGTTGCCCGTTCTCGTCCAACATTTCATTTACACCGTTGTCACCATAAGTCTTCTGTCCGTACCAGTAGTACATTTCACACTCTTCCTTAAAGCGGAGCATGTGGCGGTACTCTTCGTAATCCATCCACAACTTAGTGGTAGAACCTTGCTTAGTTGGGAGAGAGAATTGAGCAACATAGTCCTTAGCGTTACCAGAGAAGTGGTAAGACTTACGTACAGTACCAATCTTAGAACGAACCAAACCTGGTGCACTCCAGTTAGATGCATTTCCACGAGAGAAGTCAATACCTACTGATGCAAACAACATCCCGAACAAAGCACCTGCTGCAACGTCGTCACTAGGCATAACTGATTGGTCAGGAGATACGAGCTTCAAAGAATACTCATAACCACCTGCAGATGGAACAGGCTCAGACATGATGCGAGCCAATACACCTGACTGAGATACCAAAGTGTAAGGGAAAATGAACCACTTGTCAGGGAAAGTAACCTTGAAGATTGAACCGCCTGCACCATCACCGCTAGAAGCAACAACAGGTCGAACATTTACTTCGTGAGTCTTCACGCGGTACTCATACTCGAAGCGGTCGATAGACTTAGTGTTACCAACACCCTCAGTCAAGAATGAGAGTGGGAACTTCTTTTCCTCACGACCTGCGAGGTGAGTAATAATTGGAGACAACTCTTCTGGTTTCTCCATCAAAGCATTAACCAACGAGTTGGTGTCGGTCATCTGCTGGTCATTGTAGTACGTTTTCAGTACTTGAGTTAAAGCCATGATTTTCTAATTTTAGTTGTTTTTATTGTAACATGCTGCCTAAGTCCAGCTGATCGAAATCAACATTAGTAGACCTACGTTGTTGCTTTCTAGCAGACTTAACCCGCTCTTCATTTGATACAATTCGTTGTCTTAAATTCTTAGCAGCTTGAGTCTTAGCTTTCTTTTCAATTATTCCATTAAGGTCAAACCCGCTATACAGCATGTAATCTATAGCTAGTTTGATATCTGTCCCTGCTTCTTGATAGTCGAGATCACGTTGTGTCTCTCCATTCTTTCCGATAGGTTGAGATATATAATCGAAAAACTTTGATTTTTCTCTATCTGGGATTCGGACCCCTGCAAATTCATTACCTGATTCAATTGTGTCTGCAACCTCTCCCCAAAACTTCTCTTGTTCTTCTTTCTGTCTTTTATACTCTTCTTGCTGCTTTTGTAAGAATTGCTTTTGCTCCTCTTCTTGATAGCTAGCAAGTTGTTTTTTTGCTTTTTGAGCATTATTAAACAGTCTTCCAGAATCTTCGTATGTATCAATAGTATCTTGGATAAAGTCACTATCGTGACCTTTAAGTTGTAAGAATTGAGCTAGTATTGCACGTTGCATACTAACATCTTCTTCTTTCACCTCAATAGAATTGTAATCTATTTGCTGGCCCTGCCTTTGAAAGAACTCACGAGAATCACCTCCCGCTAGTACGTAATCAAGATGTTGTTGAATCTCTGGAAACTGATTAAAGAGTGCTTGTAGCTGTTCTTCTGCTGCATTTTGGCTAACTTCTCTAACCATTTCGGTTAGCCCTTCTACAGAATCTTCATAATCGCCTTCTAATTCAAACCCTAAGGTTTTAGCTATCTCTGCGGCTACAGAACTTAACTCTTCAGTTTCTTCAACATCTTCTTCATATTCCTCCGAGTCGTCGTCTTGGTCTTC